AAATGCAAGCCAACCCCTCACGGGATAATTGACTGTAATCAACCTTTATTAACTTAAACCACGAAAGGACTTATAATGAGTTCAGAAATCACAACTTCGTTTGTAGAACAATATTCTTCAAACGTAGCTATGCTGGCACAGCAAATGGGAAGCCGTTTGCGTTCAGCTGTTGATGTGGAAACAATCACTGGAAAGAATGCATTTTTTGACCAAGTTGGCGTAACAGCTGCTATTCAAAGAACGTCAAGACATGCTGACACTCCACAGATTGATACACCACATGCAAGACGTAGAGTTAGTTTAGCCGATTACGAATGGGCTGACCTAATAGACGATCAAGACAAAGTAAGAATGTTAATAGATCCAACTTCTTCTTATGCAAAAGCTGCGGCTGCTGCAATGGGTAGAGCTATGGATGATGTTATCATTACTGCTTTAGGCGGATCAGCAGACACTGGTGAAACTGGGGGAACAGCTGTTGCCCTACCTTCAGGCAGTAAGTTTGCAACATCAGATCAATCAGATGGATTAACTGTAGCTAAATTAATAGCTGCAAAAAAATTCTTTGATTTAAATGATGTAGACCCTTCGATCCCTAGATTTATTGTAGCTGGTGCTACGCAGATGTCTGATCTGCTTGGTACTACTCAAGTTACTTCTAGTGATTTTAACACCGTCAAAGCTCTAGTTCAGGGTGACGTTGATACCTTCATGGGTTTCAAATTCATCTTGTCAAACAGACTAAGCCTTGATGCAACTAACACGGATGATAGAAAAATCTTTGCTTTCACACAAGATGCTATCAAACTTGGCGTAGGTAAAGATATTACTGCTAAGATTGATGTTAGACCTGACAAATCGTATGCTACACAAGTGTACACTTGCATGTCTATTGGTGCAACTCGAATGGAAGAAAACAAAGTTTTCCAAATTCCGTGTAACGAATAATAGTTAGGAGATAAATTATGGGTACTAAAAACTCAACTTTAGTGGCTAACTTTGAAGCCCTACCACAGGTAGCAAATAGTGCTAGCCTTTTACATGGCGTTGTTCGTGTAGCACAAGGCACTATAGCTCTTGCAGCTGGTGACAGTGATGACAATGATATTGTTATGCTTGCACCAATTCCAAGTAACGCTGTTGTATCTCAACTATTTATTGGTTCAGATACGCTAGGTGGATCGTGTACTTTCAATGTTGGAATTTACACAAGTGCTGGAGTAGTTAAAGACGAAGATGTATTTGCAAGTGCAGTAGCTGACGCTGGTGCAATGGCAGATGTTCGTTTTGAAGCTGCAAACATCAACACAGCTGGGCAGAAAATGCACGAGCTGGCTGGTGATAGCACAGATCCAGGTTCATATTACTATGTAGCTGCAACTATGCAAGCTGCTGGTGGTACTGCTGGTGATATGTCTTTCAACATTTTATATGTTGTTAACTAGACACTAAAACTATAAGGGCAGTCGTTATGCGGCTGTCCTTGTAATTTAATATTATTAAGGAAATTTATGACATCACAAGTTGGTATATGTAACGGAGCTTTGAATCAATTAGGAGCTTCAACCATATTAGCATTAACCGAAGACTCTAAAAATGCACGAGTGCTTAACCAAAGATATGAGATGGTACGAGACAAAGTGTTTCGTGAGCATCCATGGAACTGTCTATTAAAAAGAGTTAGCCTGGCACAAGACACTGACAAACCAGCCTACGAATATACTAATCAATACACCCTACCTTCAGATTGTATTCGGGTATTAAAAACTTTTGAAATGAAAGATGATGTTGATTTCAAAGTAGAAGGTAGAAAAATATTAACCAATGCTACTACGGTAAAAATTTTATATGTAGCTAGAATTACAGATACGACACAATATGATACGTCATTAGTCGAAACTTTGTCAGCTGCTATTGCAGCCGATATAGCTTATGCCATTACTGGCTCAACTACTTTGTTACAGTTAATGGAACAAAAATATTTAGAAAAATTAAAAGATGCTAGATTTGCTGATGCTACTGAAGGTATGCCAGATGAACTAGACGCAGACTTTCCATTTATTGCATCGAGGTTATAATGGCTCGATCTGCTTATGCATTTACTAATTTTACTGCTGGTGAACTATCACCTCGTATGGATGGTAGAACTGATTTAGAAAAATATTTCTTTGGCTGTAAGACTTTAGAAAACATGGTGGTACATCCCCATGGTTCTGCTAGTCGTAGACCTGGCACACGATTTGTGTCAGAAGCTAAAGATAGTAGTACTGCTAAAAGATTAATACCGTTTGAGTTCTCAACGACACAAACCTACATGCTAGAGTTTGGTAATTTATACGTTAGGTTTTATAAAGATAACGGTATCATTACTGAAACTGGCAAAACTATATCAGCTATTACCAAAGCTAATCCAGGTGTAGTTACAGCTAACTCTCATGGTTACTCTAATGGTGACTATGTTATCTTAGCTGGTATTGTGGGCATGACTGAACTGAATGGTCGACAATTTAAAGTGGCAAGTGTGTCAACCAACACGTTTGCGTTACAAGATACGGATGGCAATAATTTTAATACGTCAGCTTTAACTACTTACAGCTCTGCTGGTACAGCATTTCGTATTTATCAAATTACTACAACTTATGCTACGGCAGATCTTTTTGAACTGAAGTATGCTCAATCTGCTGATGTCATGTACATCACGCACCCAACCTATCCTATTAAAAAATTAACTCGTACCGATCATACTGCTTGGAGTTTGAGTACGGTGACATTAAACACAGGCACAAACTTTACCGTATCAGCAGTAACTAAAGCTAATCCAGGCGTAGTGACAACCTCAGCCGATCATGGTTTTGCTGAAGGTGATTTTATTACGTTTCGTGATATTGGTGGCATGACACAACTTGCTGACGGCACAGTATTTAAAGTTGGTACAGTACCTAATGCTACTACGTTTCAGTTACAAGATGCAGCTGGTACAAATGTTAATACCAGTAGTTTTGGTACATTTAGTGCTGGCGGTAGTGATGTGGTAGAAAAATTAAACAACCCAATAATCGGTACAGCTGCTAATAACTTTCCATCTTGTGTATCGTTTTTTGAACAACGCTTGGTGTTTGCTAATACTAACAATAATCCACAAACATTGTTTTTTAGTAAATCAGGTGACTATGAAAACTTTACGACAGGCACAAATGCTGATGATGCTATGATCTTTACGATTGCATCCAATCAAGTAAATGCTATTCGATACTTGTCAGCTGCTCGATCTTTGCTTGTTGGCACAGTCGGTGGTGAATTTTTAGTTACAGGTTCTGATACCGTTGATGGCTTGTCACCAACAAATATTAATATTCGTAAACAATCAACGTATGGCTCGGCTAACAAAGATGCTATCTCTGTTGGCAACGTAACTTTGTTTTTACAACGAGCTAAACGTAAAGTTAGAGAACTAGTTTATAACTATGATAGTGATAACTATGTTGCACCTGACTTAACAATATTGTCGGAACACGTTACGGAAAGTCTAGTTAAGGATATGGCTTACCAACAAGAACCAGACTCAGTGCTATGGGTAGCACGAGAAGATGGAATCTTGGCTGGTATGACTTATCAACGTACTGAGAATGTAGTTGCCTGGCATAGACATGTTATTGGTGGAAAAGCTGATACTGGTAAATTATCGGCAACTGACGTTATTGGATTTACTTCTAACTCAACTAATGTATCGACAACTAATAACACCATCACGTTATCATCACATGGTTTGTCAACTGGTGATGTCGTTTCGTATTTTACGTTAACGAATGACATTGGTGGATTAAGCCAGGGTATTTTTTATTTTGTTATTGCTAGTGATAGTAACACTATCAAACTTGCCACCACGGCAGCAAATGCTACAGCTGGCACAGCAATAAGTCTTACATCTACTCCAAGTTCTGATACAACACAGTATATTTATAAAGGAGTAAATGTTCGTAATGGTACGTTTTATGTTGATAGCCACGGCTTTGGAAATGATGATTATTTATATTATTATCCGTCAAATTCCAGCCATGCTTTAGGTGGTCTAAGTACAAATACAAAATACTATGTTGATGTTTTAACCGATGATACGTTTAAATTATCAACTGCTAGTGATCTTAGTTCTTATATTACTATAAGTTCTGTTAATACTACTGCTGCTACGCATAAGTGGTTAACACATGCTAAAGTAGAATCGGTGGCAGTAATACCATCAGATGCAGACGAAGATCAATTATATCTTATTGTAAATCGTTTTATTAATGGTGCTACTCGTAGGTATGTTGAATACCTTACCCCATTTGATTATGGCAATAGCCAGATGGATGCATTCTATGTAGACAGTGGCTTAACTTATTCTGGTGGTAAAACTACATCAGTATCTGGTTTAAATCATTTAGAAGGTGAACCATTAGATGTGCTAGTCAATGGTGCAGCTCATGTTGAAAAGACCGTAAGCTCAGGTGCAGTGACTTTAAGTTATGCAGCTGAAAAAGCTACGATTGGTCTTAACTATGAATCAGTTTTGCAAACTATGCGGTTAGAAGCTGGTGCTGAAGATGGCACAGCTCAAGGTAAAATAAAACGAGTGCATGGGGTTACAGTTAGATTACATAAAACTTTAGGCTGTGAAGTTGGCTCAAGTTTAGATGATATGGAGATCATACCATTTCGTGATA